GCTGTTGAGCGGGTAGAAGATGCACTCCAACTTTTTGCAGAAAGGCATTTTGATGGAGTAGAGAAGCATTATTATAAGCACAAAGTCACGGCTGATGATAGAAGCAATGGTTACATTGATACAAACAGTTTAACCGATGGAGGAGGATACACGGGCGCCCCGCCTGGTAAAAATATCTTAGCAGTAACGAAAGCCTTTAGATTTGGTTCACAGCAAGCGAGCATGTTCGATGTTCGATATCAAATGTCACTTCATGATTATTTCGGAATTAATAGAAATATTCATTGGGGTGCGGCTCTTGGTGTATCATCGTATGATTCAACAAAGCGTTTTATTAGTTTGATAGAACAGTTATTTGAACCAGAAAAACAAATTCGTTTCAACAAGGCTACAAATAAATTGTATATTGACATGGACTGGTCAGAAGATATTACTGTGGGCGAATTCCTTCTCATTGAAGCCTATTCTAAATTAGATGCTTCCACCTATACAGAAATATATAATGATAAATTATTGAAGGAATATGTTACAGCACTTATAAAGAGACAGTGGGGACAAAATTTATCCAAGTTTGAAGGAGTTCAGTTACCTGGCGGCGCTACTCTTAGGGGAGCAGAAATACTTTCTGAAGCAAACGAAGAGATACAAAGAATAGAAGAAAAAGTTCAGTTGGAATACGAACTTCCAATTAATTTTTCTATTGGGTAGTAAATGGCAAGAAACAAATATTTTAAAGATTATGCTGGTGAGCAAGACACTGTTGAAAATATAACCATTGAAATAATTCAAACAATGGGTAGGGATATGGTATACATTCCCAGAGACATCGTAACAAAGGATGATATCTTTGGTGAAGATACATTATCCAAGTTCGAAAAAGGTTTTAGTCTTGAAATGTATATTCAATCCGTCGATGGGTTTGAGGGTGAAGGTGATATATTATCAAAATATGGTTTACAAATTAATGACAGAATTGAGTTGATTGTTTCTCGTAAAAGATTTCAAGATGTAGTCACAACTTTAAGTTCAATTGAACGACCAAGAGAAGGCGATTTGATCTTCTTTCCGTTGAGTAAGACTCTGTTTGAAATTAATTTTGTCGAACACGAAAATCCATTTTATCAACTCGGCAAACTCTATGTCTATAAACTCTCCTGTGAGACATTTACCTATAGTGAAAGTATGGAAATTGATACTGGAATTGATGATATTGATATTGTAGATACGGAGCATAAGCAATATGAAATCAAACTTACTCTCGGAGATTTAGTAAGTTCAACTGTTAACTTCATCGAAGGAGAAACTATATTCCAAGTTTCTAATACGCTTAGTGGCTCCGCAGCAGATGCAGATGTAACAGCACAGGTGACAAATTGGGATTCTGATAATAAGATTCTATATGTTTCAAATCTATCTGGAACTTTATCGACTGGTTCTTCGAACGATAGTGTCATTGGTATGACTTCTGGTGCGGAGTATAAGTTGTCCACCTCGACTACTACCACCACCATTATTGTGACAGAACCACAGGACAGCGAAACATCTGGAGACAATGAAGATTTAGAATTCTCTGTTGACACAGATAATATCTTTGACTTTACTGATACGGACCCATTCTCTGAAGGTAATTACTAATGTTTAGACCATTTTATAACGAGTCTATTCGAAAACTAGTGGTCGCTTTTGGATCATTGTTTAATGATATTCGTTTGGAGCATACTGACTCTGGTAGTACAAAACAATTTATTAGAGTTCCTTTGTCATATGGAGCAAAAGAAAAGTTCATTCGGCGAATAGAAGAACAGAGTTCTATATCAGGAACAACGAAAGTTATGATTACTCTTCCCAGATTGGGATTTGATATTACCAATATCTCATATGATCCTATGAGAAAGAGAAACACATTAACCAGAAGAAGAACGAATTTATCAGGAGCAACTGGTGGAGCCATATCATATAATTATGCAGAGGTTCCATACAATTTTGATTTTTCTCTATATGGATTTACAAGAACGATGAACGATGCTCTTCAGATAACAGAGCAAATTCTTCCTTACTTTACACCAGAATTTACGGTGACTGTAAATTTCAATGATGTTAATAAAAGAGTTGATATTCCAATTATTTTGAATAATGTTAGTCTCGAAGAAGAGTTTGAGGGTGATTTTGAAACAAGAAGAAATATAACAACTCAATATGACTTTACTGCAAAATCATATGTCTTTGGACCTATTCGCAAGACTGGTGTTATTCTTCATACCGAAACTACATTCTTCGATCTTGTGGATGATAATTATCTTCGATCTGGACCTACTGGTGCATTGAGCAGAATTGATGTTGGTGTGAGTGGTCCTTCCTACAGTTCAGAATTAACTGGCGGCACATTCACCGATTACATAACATACAAGAATCTGTATTCAAGAGGAGCAAGCGGATTTGGTCCTACTGGTTCTACACAAGGCGCACATCAATGGACAAGAGGTTATATAGATACTTACGGAAACACATATCCGTCTGCTACATATAATCCACCCCAAGGAAGTGATTTTTAATCCTTAGTTTTAATATGAGAGAGATATTGAATGGTTAATAAAAAGAAAAGCGTGAATGAAAAATTATCTGAAGCACTAGAAGTTGAATATGAAGAAGAGGAAAAGGCCTCGTCTATTGTCAAGAGAGAGGACAATCTTCCTATCTCTCAGGACAGATTAGATGGAGATCTTCAAAAGGATTATGGTCAAGTTCGTAATAATTTAAAGGATTTAATATCAACTGGTAGAGATGCCATCGATGGTATTTTAAATGTAGCAATTGAAAGTGATGCACCAAGAGCATATGAGGTTGCATCTCAAATGATTAAAACGGTTTCTGAAATGAACAAGGATCTTATTGATCTTCACCAAAGAATGAATTCGATAAGAAAAGAAGATATTGAAGTAACCAACACAACGAACAATTCAATTTATGTTGGTTCTACTAGTGATTTACAAGATCTAATTAATCAATCAAGAAGTGCAAAGAAAGCACTTCAAAATTATGATGATATTTTGGAAGTAGATGCTGAGATAATAGATGACCAATAAAAAGACAGGATATCTTGGAAACCCTAATTTAAAACAGTCTGGAGTAAATATAGGGTTTAATGAAAATCAAGTTAAAGAATATATTAAATGTTCTAAAGATCCAGCCTACTTTATTCAAAAGTATATTAAAGTAGTAAGTTTGGATGAAGGTCTAATACCCTTTAATCTTTATGATTATCAACAAGACATGGTGGAGGTTGTTCATAATAATCGTTTTGTAATTGCAAAACTTCCTAGGCAGTCTGGTAAATCTACAACCATGATTTCTTATATCTTACATTATGTTCTGTTCAATCAGAGTATGAGTGTTGCTGTTCTTGCAAACAAGCAAGCAGTTGCAAGAGATATTTTAAGTCGCTTAAAACTTGCATATGAATATCTTCCTCTTTGGTTGCAGCAGGGAATAGTTGAATGGAATAAAGGAAGTATTCATTTAGAAAATGGTTCTAAGATAATCGCATCCTCTACTTCTGCTTCAGCAGTTCGTGGTGGTTCATATAATATGATTTTCCTTGACGAGTTTGCACATGTTCCTCAAGGTATTGCTGAAGAATTTTTCAGTTCTGTATATCCAACTATTACTTCAGGACAGAGTACAAAGGTTCTTATGGTTTCTACACCAAACGGATTGAATATGTTTTATCATTATTGGAGAGGAGCAACAAAGAAATTAGGCGAAATTGGAAAAAATGAGTATGTTCCTGTTGAAGTACATTGGACGCAAGTTCCGCTGTATCCTGGCGGACCTTGCCGAGATGATAAGTGGAAAATAGAAACTGTTGCAAATACTAGTGAACAACAATTTGAATCAGAATTTGAATGTGACTTTGTTGGTTCTCAGCACACACTTATATCTTCATATAAATTAAAGGCTCTTTCTTGGATTTCACCTCTTGTTCATAATCAAGAGGGTTTGGATATTTATGAAGAACCTATAGAAAACCATACCTACATTTCTTGTGTTGATACAGCAAGAGGGCAAGGATTAGATTATAGTGCGTTTACGATAATTGATATAACACAGATGCCATATAAAGTGGTAGCGAAGTATAGAAATAATATAATATCACCAATGGTGTATCCAACTATAATAAAAAGATTATGTGAACAGTTCAATGAAGCGTTTTGTTTAATAGAAATCAATGACATTGGTGGTCAGGTTGCGGATGTCTTACATGGTGATCTTGAATATGCAAATGTTCTTATGGTTTCTACTAGAGGAAGAAAAGGACAAGTCGTTAGTGGTGGTTTTGGTGGAAGTTCAACGCAGTTGGGTGTAAGAACTACGCAGGTAGTGAAAAAACTCGGATGTTCTGTTTTAAAGAGTTTGATTGAAGAAGATAAACTCATAATAGAAGATATGGATATTGTGAATGAATTGATTACTTTTGTTGCTAAGAAGCAATCATTTGAAGCAGATGCTGGACATACAGATGATTTGGTTATGACCCTGGTGTTGTTTGCATGGTTGTCTAGACAAGATTATTTTAAGGACTTGACAAATGTTGATACCAGAACTGCTATCTACGAAGACAAGATTCATCAATTGGAAGAAGACATGTCTCCGTTTGGTTTTATTGTTGATGGAAATGAAGAAGTAGAGAAAAGTGTTTGGGACGGGGAAGATAGGTGGTATATGAATGATGATAGGAATTTTCGAGGAGATTTTTGATATTTCTGAATATTGAGAATGTATAAATACTGTGAGATAAGAACTATAATGGTTATCGGTAAGTTATATCAGTATCCACAAGGAGAGCAAAATGCCGTTTAGTGTTAGCCCTAGTGTCACCGTAATAGAAAAAGATCTGAGTGCAATAATTCCATCACTCTCTACAACGGTAGCAGCATTTGTTGGTAGATTTGACTGGGGTCCAGTTGATGAAGTCATGGACATCGGAAGCGAAAAAGAATTATATGAAGTCTTTGGACCACCCTCTCCCGAAGAACGGGGTACAGATTGGTTTTGTGCTGCTAACTTTTTAAATTATGGTGATAGATTAAAGATTGTTCGCGTTGATGAGAGCCGTGTAGCAGGCAATCCTGGCACTTCTGCATATAGTGGAGCAACGGCCGCGCGTGTTCTCAGCGGAGCAACTTCTGCTCGATTTGAAGCAAGAGGAGCAGGACAAAAGGGCAATGCTCTTCGATTGTTAGTTTGGAACAACGGGCAACCAGAACCCAAACTTGCTAATGGAGATAAGGTGTTTTCTTATGCACCGACATCCACTCAAGCAGTTTATGAAAGTTTCAAGAACGGTGTTTTGAAAGCAGGCCCGCCTGGTACTACATTAGATGAATGTCATATTGCAATTCTCGACACATTGGGTAAGTATGGATCATCTGGTGATGTTCTTGAACTACACCAAGGACTTTCTCGATGGAGAGGTGTTTCTGATCCTGTAGGAAAAAGTCTTTATTATAAGGATGTGATTAACTCATATTCTAATTATGTCAAGATTGAAACAAATACTAAAAGAACTATCTGGCACGCAGGCACAACGGGAGATCCTTCTTGGACACCAGAAACTACTGGTCCCATCAAAGAACATGCTCTTGGTATTGCTACTGATGCACAAGGTCCATTCCAATCATTTTTAGGAAGAGGTAGTGCCTACGCTCTCACTCCTTCTTGGAGATTCCAAAAGGGTTCTGGTTCTGGTGTTACATGGCCCTATGAGGGTGTTGGAACCAGTACCGCTGCGGTGGCATCTGAGAATCCTAATGCTTACAGTATAATAGAAGCATGGACAAAGCACTTCTCTGATCCTGAGTTTATAGATGTTGATATCTTAATTTCTGGATCAGCAGAACAATTAATTTCTAGGCATCTAGTCAATCTTGCAGAAAGAAGAAAGGATTGTGTAGCATTCCTTTCGCCGCCAGCATCACCAGCAGGATCAGAATACAATGATACCGTTTATAATACCACATGGTCTGGATACTCTGGTCCTGCTGATGTTGTAAATTATAGAAATAACACATTGAATATTAACAGTTCATATACGGTTATGGATAGCGGTTGGAAGTACATGTATGATTCTTATAATGATACGAATAGATGGGTTCCATTAAATCCTGATATCGCTGGATTGACTGTTCGCACCGAACAATCAACGGATCCTTGGTATTCACCAGCAGGATTTAATCGAGGAAGAATCCAAGGGGTTATAAAACTTTCTATGAATCCAACCAAGCCACAGAGGGATAAATTATATTCTAACGGAATTAACCCTGTGGTGTCTTTCCCAGGCGAAGGAACTGTTCTGTTTGGAGACAAAACTTTACAGAGAAGAGCAACAGCATTAGATAGAATTAATGTTAGAAGACTCATGATCCATCTTGAGAAAGCAATTGCTACGGCTTCCAATTTTAATCTTTTCGAATTCAACGATGATTTCACAAGAAGATCATTCGTTAGTACAGTTAATCCATTTTTAAGAAGAGTTCAATCACAAAGAGGCATTACAGATTTCAGGGTAGTGTGCGATTCTACGAATAACACTTCACAGGTAATTGATAACAACGAGTTTGTTGCAGATATCTTTATTAAGCCTGCTAGAAGCATCAATTATATTCAACTCAACTTTACTGTCCTAAGAACGAATGCTGTTTTTGAGGAATTGATATAATAGATTTAAGAGCAATCAGGAGAGAACGAAATGCCATTTAGTGTCAGCCCTAGTGTAACAGTAATAGAAAAAGACTTGAGTTCTATTATTCCTTCAGTCGCCACAACCGTCGGCGCATTTGTTGGTAGATTCGATTGGGGTCCAACCAATGAAATCGTAACCATCGGAAGCGAAAAAGAATTATATGAAGTCTTTGGACCACCAAGTCCAGATGAGAGAGGAACCGACTGGTTCTGTGCTGCTAACTTTTTAGGTTATGGCGATAGGTTAAGGGTTGTTCGTGTTGATGAAGGATATTCTGGTGGAGGAGGCCAGGCGGGTAATGTGGATACGGTCACTGGCTCTTATAGTGGAGCAACTGCTGCATTTGTTCTTAGCGGTGGTACTTCTGCTCGACTAGAAGCCAAATTTGCAGGCAATAAAGGAAATTCTCTCCGATGGAATTCATGGAATCATGGACAACCTGAACCATTACTTCCGTCTGGAG